AAGGCAGACCAGCCCTTTTCAATAGTGATGTCTTTGCGAGTATTCATAAATTAAGGGTATGATGCGATGTACCAGCCATTGTTGCCGTCCCAGAAATAACCAAGCCCAACGCCCGAAACACCAATTGTAGGACAGTCGTTATCAGTAATGAATTGTCCAAATGGGAAAAATGAACCTTGAGGATTTCCTGCTACGCCACCACCAGTATAACCACCAGAACCATTCCATAAGTAAGTGTCTTGATTGAACTTCCCATTATCATAATAAACACCAGAAGCAGGAGGAACTTCTGTTTGTTCATTAGATGTCGTATATCTTAAACCGCTATCAACTTCTGTTCCGTTTGAATAATAGGAACCATCACCAGCAGTTCCGTATCCACCATTCCCATCCCAAACATAATTAGAATACTGCCCATTAGCGTAAGCAGTTCCATTAGGAGATGGAACATAAGTTTCTTCGTTATAGGCAAAAACAATGACAGTTCCATTTAGGAATAGAGTAAATGTTCCTGTACCTACTGTATCAATGTTTCCACTCCCATTGTGAACTTCATTCCTATCAGAGTAGGAACCGCTATTGTAGTAATTACTGCTTCCAAATGGAACCTCTTGAGCGTTTCCTGCAATGTCTTCAGAACTAGTGGCAACAAATGTGCCATTTGCTTTAAACTGAATGTTACTAGCACTACCAAAATCTACGAAAGAACCACCTGAACCATCTGCCTTGGTATCAACATCACAAGTTTTAGAATAAAACCAACTCGCAAGGATACCTGAATACACTTGACTAGAACCGTCTTCATAATCCACTCCGTAAGCGGTAGACAGCACAGTACCATACGCAGGATAGCCACCGCCAATTAATACTGGGGTAGACAGAAAACCTCCTGCACCTCTGGAACTCCCAAAGATGTTCAAGTCATTAGCAAACTTGAGGCGAACAGCCATTAGGCAGTGGCAAAAGCAATATGAATGATTGGTGTTCCGCTTGCACTTCTTGCCTGAACAGCACCCTTATAGTTATCCAAAGAAATAGAAGCCCCAGCCGCAAGATTAAGACCACCTGTAGCAGTAGAAGTAGAATTATTAAGAACTACTTCAATAGCAATTGCAGCATCCTTGTTTTGAATAATAAGAGAAATTCGTCTTTCTGGAGTAACCGATGCAGGAAGGACTTCAACCCAACTTGTAGTAAGACTGCCTTCAGCGTGAGTAAAACTAGGAAGGAACGGTGAGGAGATTTGAATGTTAGCCATTGTATTATTAGTAAGTTTGTATCATATTTATCTTTCCGAACTGACCTTGCTGACGCAAGAACTTGTCGTACTCTTGCTCAAGAATTTGTTGAGCCTTGGCTTCAATTGTAGCGGCTTCTTGCATCTGACCTTCAGATACTAGCCAATTTGTTGCCGCCGCCCAAGACAAGAAAGAACCAAATATGTAAGGTATTTCAATCTTAGACCAAAGAGTTGGATGGGTTGTAGGACTTTGACCCGCAGTAGTTGCCGTAGCAAGACAGGTATAAAAGTTGCCAGCGTGTGGCTTTCCTTGAACTGGGATATATGTGCCTGTTCCAGAGCCAGAGTCAAAGTAAATTTGAACGCCGCTGTAATAAACCGTAGAAGGACTATATACATCGCCGTTGAGCATAATGCAATCCTTTCTGTAAATGTAATATCCAGTACTTACTGTGCTAGATAAAATAACCTTACGCTCGCTACCGCTATCATAAATCTGGTAGCCAAGATGTGTGGCTTTTGTGGTTTCCTGAGGATTCTTGGAATATACACCAAGGATTTCGTCAGCCTCCTCCACAGGAGTAAAATAGGTTACATTGTTGGCATCAACAGATGTAGTAAAACTAGTGAGTCTACAGATATCCGCCCATTGATTAGACTCCCAAGCCTCAGGAATACGGGCAGAAATAAAGTCCCTGAATTGAGCAAATGTCTCATCAGAAATGTTATGTCTGTCGTTGCCAGAGTATTGAATTGCATCGAACAGGATTTTAGAAAATTCCGTAGTTCTCATTTGGTTAGGTAGCCGTCACCAGTAAAAATTGCACCATTAACAGTGGTACGCTTTGCATAGTTTCTTATGGCTGTTTCAGGGTTATCTCGGAGGAATTCGTCAAGAAACTGCTTGTCCTCCCAGCACTCATAGCCAAGGCGTTGACCCCAATAGTGCCACGCTTCAACAGGTATTCTCGCCTTTAGGCGACCTACACCCTCAATGTTATGTGCTTCATTGGAGTGGTTAAAAACAGCGTTCTGCGTAGCAGTCGCTTGAGCCTTAATTTCCGACATTCTCCAACCGTGAAGGAGTTCCCTCTCCACCCTATTTCTAAGGTGGGAGGGAATCACTTCAGTCAGACTTTGGATAATGTCTGACACTAGCGGTTAAGCCGTGAAGTCAAACACGCCGAAGGCAAGCGGGTTGTAGACGCAGAGTCCAGCAACCGCTTCAATCATTCGGGCTTCGCCACCACCGTTATTGGTGAGTTTGGTAACGCCAGCGACATTGCCGCCATAGCGAACTTCAACTTGGTCAAACGGGATGATGTAACCAGCGAATGTCGAACCGACACCAGAGGTAGCCTTGAGGTAGTGCGACGGGTGGAGTCTCAACTTACCGAAGTCGCCCTCGAAAACATCAACCGAAGAGATGTAGGACGAAGAGTCCGTCTCACGGTTAAGTGTGCGAATAGCGGTCATCGGAGCAGTACCAGAACCCTGAGCGGTAGTGAAGACGAGGTTTGTGAACGCTCTCTTGAGGGCTGTGCCGACAAGAGCGTCATAATCCTTGTATTGACCAGTCTGGGAGTAGATACCTGTGAGGATGTCCTGAACAACCGTTTCCGTCAGAGCGGCTGTGCCGACTGTGGAGCGGTTAGAGGCAGGGGTCTGGAAGTTGCCGTGAATCGGGAGGGTAGCGTCCTGATTGGCATTTGGAGTAGACCAAGCACCTGTGGAGAACGAGACTGTGCCTGTACCAGCGGCTTGGAGCCACTTGTGAAGACCACGGGTGAGGTAGGGGGTAGAGCCGCCAGCGTCAGCCTGAGCACCGTTGTTGGAGCAGAGAGTGACTTCCATATCACGCTTAAGGGCTTGGATGCCCTTGGCGACATTGTTAGCGAGTTCGTCACGAACACCAGCGACTGTCGAGATATCCTGAGTCAGAGGCGACACACGGACGGCTCTGCGGAAAATCTGAATGTAGTTGGAGAGTTCAGCACGATACTGCTTGGAAGCGTCAGCGTCCTTGACATAGTTGTCATAGGTCGAGACATCTGTACCGTCAACTGTGCCAGTCATCTTCGGCAGAGGAAGGCTGTCAGCCTGCCATCTGAAAAGAGTATTGCCAGGTTTGCTGCCCTTCTTTGCCATCGAAGTGAAGGGTGTATCCTTAGCATCGACGAGCGAGATAAGGTCTGCGAGTTCTTCTCTCTTGCCAGAGGCGAAGGAGGGTTCTGTTAGGTTTGCCATATTATAATATAGGTTTTGGGGTAGGGGTTTTGATTACAGGAATCGGTTAGCGATTATAGACGAGAGGTCATCTTTGTTACCAGAGGACATAAAACGCTTCTTTGCACCCTGTGTATTAGCCTCTTGTTGAGGAATACGAGCAGGAGACGCAGAGGGTCTTGGTTGGTTAGGAGCCTTTTGATTAAATGTCTTGCCGTTCTTTTGAGAGGATTCTCTCGATTTAACGCCACGAATGTAATCGCCTAGCACCATCTTATAGTCAGGGAAACGCTGAATTTCTGGGAAGTGTTTAAGGAACGATTCCGCAATTTGTCTTTCAGATGAACTTCTGTCCTTCCACCAAGGGTATTCCTTAGCGGCGACCTGTTCAATCTGTTGGTATTCCTGAAGATATCTGGCTCTGACAGGAAGGTGCTCTTCAAGAGCATCCATTGCCTTAACCTTAATCTTACGGACTTCATCTGCGGTGTACTCAATTTCTTCGCCATCAGGTTTCGTAACTACTGCACCATCAGGATTCATTTCGCACCATCGTCTAATCTTTTTGGCTTGGTCAGCCTCACGACCGACTTCATCAATGGTTGAAAGGTGAGCATAAGGGTCGTTTTTGGTCGGAGCCTGTGCTGGCTTGGAAGCCTCTTGCGACAGTCGCTCAACCTCTCCCCTCAACTTCTCAACTTCAGCCTCAGCCTCTCTGCGTTTAGCGGAGAGTTTATCAATGCGTTTCTTGACTCCTTTTGGCAACCCCCGTTCAAAATCATCATCTTCAGACTTGGTTTCTTCGGTTTCCTCGGAGTCTTCAGGATTTTCTTGTTCGGGCTGTTTTTCTGTGTACTGTGAATGAACTTCATCATTTTCGGAAGTCGCTTGACCTTCCGCTTCAGAATTTTCGGAATCTGAAGAGTCCTCTCTTTCCTCACCGCTTAGGAATGTCTCGTTAACAATGTCAGCGAGTTTGTTTTGATTAAAAGGAGCGGGTGTTCCTTCATTTGTCGTGGGGTTATTTGATTCCGTCCCAAGGTCGGATTGATTATCTGTATTCATTAGAGAAAGGTCTAAAGTCCTATATTACTATAAGCAGGGTTTTGAATAGTCCCAGAACTACATATCATAAATGTCAGTTTATGTTAATAAGCAAGTGGCTAATTAACACGGAGCCAATTTCTTACGAAACATCGTCTTCAACAGGTCTTCCTTGGTCTTCAAGGACTGTATTCCTAGTGTTCACAAGGATTTCCTTAAATGCCATCAAAGCATCAGCCCTGCCAGCATACCAAGCCCTATCTTCTCCTTTATTGTCCTTTGAAAGTGCATTAGCAACCTCAGCCTCAATAGAAGCGTCTAAAAGCATATGAACAGCCTTCCAAGTGTCATTTCCAGCCTCAAAAGAAAAACCTACAAGTATTTGACTAGGTAGCATTATTGTTGCGGTTGTTGTTCAGGTTGCTGTTCGTCTGCCTGTTTAATTTGCTCTTGCATCTGATTTCCTGCCTGTTCTGCAACAGGGGTAACGCCAGTACGACCAATTTGTTTATTCTGCTGTTGGCTAACAGACATCTGAAGATTCTTTACATAGTTTTCCATCAATGCTCTAAAGTGTTGGTCGCCTTGCATCATTTGTTGAGCCTTTTGATTTTTACCCATAATGTCTTGCAAATACTGGAGTTTGGTAGGAGCAGAAGGGTCGTTTTCAACATAGTTGGCTTCATTACCAAGCATCATAAGCCCAATATCAGATTGTATATCCTTATAAAGCATTTGAGAGGCAGAAGAAGTTTGAAGAATAAGGTCTTTAGCCTTATCAGGGTCAACTGCTTCAATAGCGGCTCTTACCAGTTTATTTTTATCAATAACGCCACCACTATCAAGCGGAACAATAAATTGCATAACAGCCTTTAGTTTTTCCATAACAAAGTCTGTGTCAAGTTCCCTGACATCATACTTAATCTGAAAATCATATTGATTAGAAATAGCAGAAAGATTTTGAGGAACAGGAGTATTTGTAATCTGCTCAATTTCAGCAGGGTCAAGATACTGAAGCATCATACTAAATGTCATATTATAAACCTTGCCCCAAATATCAAGCCATCCATTTACAATAAACTGCTGTGTTGTCTGAGTCTTAGCAGGAAGGATGTTCGGATGATACATACCAAAGTAATGAGCGTGATTGACTTCAACTCGTTCCATAAGAGCAAAAGCAGTAGTTGCATCGCCTGTAGGTGTAGGCATAAATTTGTAATCATCAGGTGATGTTACTGGAAGGTGAATTCCTGGAGCAACTTTGTTCATTCCGCCAAGTCTTTTCTTAACTAGAATTGGAGGAAGTGTAGTAAAAGCAGTTCTGTCACGAATTGAATCGTGTTGAGCCTTAATTTCATCTTGGTCTGTTATAGCAATCTCAGGAATACCTCTAGACTCTTGAATAGGTCTTCTGATGCGTTCTCTGCGATAGATTACAAAAGGATACTCATTGTGAGCATATCCAAGCATTTCGTGACTAGCATAATTTTCACTACCAGCAACAGGAGCAAAAATTGTGCAATAAACAGATTGTACATTGTTTTCATCAAGCAACTTAGAATAAGCATAGATAATTTCAATGAGGTGATTATTGCGATTTACCTGATAGTTAATTAGTGAAGCGGCAGGAAGAACATTAGGGTCATTATAGGCACTAGCCTTACCAGCAGTAAGAATAGCCTCATCAATAAACTCTTGTCTCCAGCCTTCCTTTTCACCCATAGAACGGAGTTCTACCTCTGTCATAAAGATACGCCTAAAAATTACACGGGCATTTTGAATATCAATTGTTTCAGGAGGAAAAGAAATTTCGTCGTAAGGCTTAAGAGCAGAAACAACAGGAAGATTTTTAGATACATACTTTTGAGGCAATTCAGCCTTACCAGTTTCTCTAAGAGATTTAACGGCTTTCTTTACTTCACTTGCCTTAACATCAGCAAGAAAACTTTGGATAAGACTAACTGCATAGTCTTCCTGTTCAGGGTCAAGGATTGCAGGAACAAGCCCAACAAGAGCACTTGAAGGGTTAGACTGCATAGCCTGTTGAGAGGCTTGAGCAAGTTCTTCAATTCTTATAGTTTGACTACGAAGAGCCTCTTCCTGAAGCCAATTAACTTGAAGTGCAGACCAACCATACTGTTGTGTATATTGAGCAAGCAGTTCAGCCTCAGTTCTAAGTTCTGTACGCATCTTTGCTTGTGTAAACCAATCCATAAGAATGGTAGCAGAGCCAGCAAAATCATAGTCGTTAAATTCAGTACCCTTAACCTTGACCTTGCATCGGTCAAAGGTGGTCATAAGCATTGCAACCGTGTCGTTAATGGTTCTGTCAACAAGACGGCAACGAGAATCAGAAGCCCCTTCAAACGGGAAAGCCCCATCTCCGTTAGGACGGTTTTCGCTGTGCTTTTTTCCGTCATCTGTTTGACCAGCCCATCTAGCAAGACGGATGTCATCATTGTGAATGATGTTAGAAGAGTTTCCGCCATTCTGTGTAGAACGCTGATACTCTTGATAAAGATACGGAATATCTGGAGTCTTGTTGGCGTATACCAACTTATCCTGATTGATATTATACTTGTTCATAAATTATTTTGATTAAATCGGTTCGGAGGTATCGTTTGTGTCCTCCTTTTGTTGTTATAAATTTTACCTTATGCTCATTGATAAGGTTTTCTAGCCTCTTCCTAGTCAATCCAGTAAGAAGCATAGCCTTTTGCCTTGTAAGAAATGATGGAAAAAACAATTCCATTAGTAACTTCCTCCACCCCAACTTTTCATTGCCGAATTTCCTTGATATTGCAAGTCCATCACCAAAAGGTATCGAAGACAGTCGATTGGGTCTTTCGTAGCCCCTTTCTCCCCGTCCGTACCAGTCCATTCCTTTATGCAGTAGATGAGGTTTTGACATTTTTCGCTGATGTATAGTTTGGGCTTATTTTCTTCACTTAGGTCTTTCGACATATCATAAGCAAAACCATCGTTTATCATTGCAATGCCTTGGTCAATCCTAATGCCAGCCGAAGGAAGAAAGTGCATCGGAATTTCACCGTCGTCAAGCATATCAATAAGAGTTACGCCACCTTCTTCAGTTACAGCCTTAGTTCCACCAGCCCTAGGGTCAATAAAACGCTCCCACATATCTTCTCCTTTTTCAAGAGTTAGTATAAGTTCTTTATATTCAGCCAGCGAGCGTCCTGCGTTGTTTCTTTGAGCCGTACCCATTTTACCGTCAGGGTCAGATGAAGGCACAGCCCACTCACCCTCAGATTCATCTGGGAACTCACGGTAAACATACATATCGCCATTCTTGGCTACACGCATCCAGAGCATAAACCAGTTTCTAGACCCTGCTGGGTCAACAGCCATATAGTTAGTCCCATCTTCTGGTATTTTATCATCGCTGACTATGTTAAGTTCAGGGCTAAATCTTGGGAATTGATTGCCTGTTACATTATCAGCCCATCCATAGGCACGAATCTTGACTTCATACGACTTTTTTCCAGCAAGCATTTTGCGTAGGTTTTCAAATGGATTATAAGGGTTAAGTTGACTATGAAACCACATCACAGCGGCACTCCTGACGCTAGACTTAGCCTTGTATGGCATATGCCCCCTAGGACAACCGCCCACATTGATTAAATCAGGCAGGAGTTCTGAGGGCTTTGTTTCTGTAAACTTAGAAGTGCTTACATAATCCTTTACTACAGGGGTGTATCCAGTAATTGGAGTGAATGTTATTAACAACTTACCCATACGGGTAACAATACGATACCTAAGAGTTTCAATCCAATCCATAGGCACAAGTTCGTCGCACCAGATAAAGTCTGTTTCTCCACCCTCAATGACATCACGCTTTTGAGCATAATTCATAAAGAAACACTGGCTTTTGTTAGGAAGAATAAATGTGTTATCGCTGAACCCATTTTTCTGGGTATACTGCACATTTTGAATCTTGTTTTTCTTAAGTTCTTTATACTCAGAAGGTAGGTATTTATAAATGACATTCTGTTGCATCTGAATACTAGATTGATTTGTAGTATGCAGACACCAAACACGGGCATCTTTTGTATTAATTAGCGTTTGGACTACACGCTTAGCCGCCCATTCGGTCTTAGAGGCTCTATTTCCACCAAGAACAAGCATCTCGCTGTTTTCTTTAAGCATCTCATCTGCCTCTTTCCAATGCGGAAGGTCAAATCCGTGTCTGTATGGGTCTAGTTTTTCAGCAAGAATTTTATCTTCCCTAAGGTTAAGCAATTCAGCAACTTTTTTGTCACCGTGTTTTTCTACAAGGCTTTGAATGTCTTCCGTAGTAGGAGTTACTAATATCGGATGAGGTGTAGGCTCAAACGACATTAGAATCTCATAAAGAACGGAGAATAGTTAGTTCCTTGAGACAAAGAATTAACCATAGGTGTAGCAGAGTTATTACTCTGTTGCCCCCCTTGCATCCCGTTTATATTTCCAAAAAAACCATAGTTTCCATCAAAGGAAGTATTATTTTGTTGGCTATTAACAGAAGCCATATTTTCGTAAGGACTGCTGCCACCAGAACTCATAACAGGAGTGGGAGCAGGAGTATATTTTCTAGAGGAACCCATAATATTATTGATTGTAAATGTCTTTAAAAGTTGATTGCATTTCTTTTCTGTGTTTGTGTAATATAGAAGGAGTGTATCCAGTAGTTTCTATTTGTTTTACTTCTTCTTCTCTTCCGTAATATGGTCTATTTTCATCTTTCATAAACTGTCCTTCATAAAGTTTATTAGGATTATTTAAGTCGTCCATATAATCAAGTTGCCTATTTTCTTCTTCTATTGAAATTTTTCCCGCATTTTTTTCTCTCCATAGTTTCATTAATGGATGGTCTTTATTCCAAGGTATATATGGATTTGCAACTTGCAATGCAATAGGAAGAGAAGGGTCTATAACTTGAGGAGAGTTTCTAAACACACCCATCCTTGAAGGACTAGTATTTTGAAAAAATGGTTCGTATTGTTTAGGTGGAGTAGGAACAGCCTTTTTAGCCAATTCATCCCAGTCTTTGTTTTCTTTTACTATTTTTGGGTTATATTTATTATCAATATTAAAAAGCACTGGTTCGTCTTCTCCTCCAAAAATATCTGGCTTAGATAGTTTCCACGCTTGATACCAATTTTCGTGCGACCTAGTTATTTTATCTTTAGGATTTAACTTAAATTCTCCTCTAATTAGTTCATCTTTATTGTCATCGTCAAAGCCTTCTAATGAATTAAATACAGGAGTGTCTGGGTTTTCATCTAAATGTCGTTGAATAACAGCAGTGTTATAACGGTCAGAATATCGTTTTCTTAAATAAGATTCAGTATTTGGAGATGCTCCCCCAAAAAGAGTCTTTGATTTTGCAATCTCAAGCATCATTTCATTAAGATATTGTTTTCCAAGTTCAGGGTGATGCCACCTTTCTTCTTGTCCTGTACCAAAATCAACTTTATAAGGTTCTTCTTCCATAGTATTATTGTTTAAGAATTATAGCCACATTAGTTCTTCAAATGTCATTTCGTCTTCGTCTTCTTGGTCATTGTATGGGTCGTTCATAATATTACTTGCTTACAAAGTAAGGAAAAGACTCTCTGTCATTTGGGTCAAGTGCCAACCTTACATCGTCTCCTCTTCTTCTTGCAAGTCCTTCTAGGACAACCTTTTCCTTTTTATTGGCATCATAAGCCTTACGATAAGAAGGAATTTCTTGAATTATGTAAGGAAGATTTGCAGGATTTTGCATTAACTTTGATACAATAGGGCTATGTTCTTCTAAATTTGTACCAACTGTGTAAAATGTATCAAGCAAAGCACCTTGTATATTAGGGTTAGCGGCTTTGTATGCAGGATAATTGTTAAGCATTATTCTATGTCTTTTTTCCATATCAGCAAACATACGCCGTCTTGCTTCTTGTTCTGTGATATAATGTTCGCCATCAATAGCCTTAGTTCCATATCCAATACTCCTTTGTTTAATATCAGCGTAGTCATTAGCAGAAAACTTTTCGTAAGCCATTGCTATGTTTCCAGCCTGATTAGTTGCTTTTACTTTTTGAAACAGGCTTGCTGGCTTTAAGTCATTAATCCTTTGGTTATAGTTTTCTTCAAAATAATCAGGAGGAACCCACTTAGATTCATCGTTATTTGTGACTGGATTGCCAATGAATAAAGGTTGATAAGCCATTAAGATTCATTTCCCCTGCATTTGCATTTACCTTTGCACTTGCACACTTTGTCATTCTTTTCCTTTTTTTCAAGGTTAATGCCAAGTTCCTTACTAAGATGGCGTTCCATATTCTTTTCACGCTTTTCAAAGTAACCGCTTTCAGACTTTTCGTGTTTGTTTTTCATATTAATATTTGCCTTTAAATCTAGGATGACGCACGACGCACCAGCGTATTCCGTCCCATTTGATGTAGACATCCATACCAATGCCGAATTTCGTGCTATCACGACATATGACATTATGTTGAGAACCGTCAATCAGAACTTTGAGAATTCGTATGTTCTTACATTTTGCGACAACTATGCCGTGAACCTCCGCAGGAGGTTCAATTTTTTCGTCGGATTTGATTCCAAGATTATTTACAAGTTCTTGTACGCCTTCGTCTGTCCATTGAACTTCCCAGAGATGTCTAGGCTTTTTAGATTCTAGACGAAGCCAATGCTTACCTTCTTCATAAGAAGACCTAATCTCCTTCATAAAATCTCTGGATAAGCCAAGAGATATAGATAATTGTTTTTCTTTCATATATATTATTGATAAAGTGGGTGCGGCTGGATTTGAACCAGCGTTTCTTCCGTTATGAGCAGAGTGTTCTGACCTTTGAACTACACACCCGTAAAAACAGACTTGGAGGGATTTGAACCCCCACAAGGAGTACCAAAAACTCCTGTGCTACCATTACACCACAAGTCTAAGATTCGACCCTCGGAGAATCGAACTCCGATAACCCGCTTAGAAGGCGGGTGTTCTATCCGTTGAACTAAGGGTCGTGAGTGGAGCCTTGTGTTGGGATTGAACCAACGACCTTCTGTTTACAAAACAGACGCACTACCGCTGTGCTAACAAGGCGAATGGAACTGGGTGTGGGGTTCGGGGTGACTCCTAAGAGCCATTACTACCCACAGCCATAACTGAGGTACAAGGAATAAGTTGCCTTATTCAGTGTGGAAACCCGTACTTCTGTTATGCCTAATCATCTCTGATTAGCCCAGTAAATTCAAAGAACAAAGCAATAAAAGAGCCGTTAGGCGACGAGTCAACTTCCTTTTTTGGCTATTAGTAAAACACAAGCACCCAATAAGTTCTACTACTGACCTTTAGTCCATAAAATTACCCGCTTGACGCACTTTCATCCGTCCCCCCTACTACCCCCCTGTCGCTCCTTCCAGTCGCTCCTTTTTCAAATCCCATTAGCCCCAGAGTCTTTTTGGCAGAAAAAGAATCCTTAGTTGTACCCGTGGGGTCTAGGGCTGGGGGGGGCAAAGTTCGACCCCCTCCCCCCCCTTGGGCTGGGGGTGGGGTTTGGAGGGGGTGGGGTGGGGGCGGCAGGGGGCGGCAGGGGGCGGCTAGGCTCCGCCTTTTACGGGGGTAAAGGGGGTGTGGGGACG